CCGAACCCAGCGCGGCCGCCGCATCCGCAATCTTGGCCTTTTCTTTATCCTCGGACTTCTCATATACGCTTTTCAGCTCGATGAAGCCGATGAACATGGCCCCCAATACCGTCAGAATCGGAATCAGCGGCAGGCGGCTCCCGGTCTGCTCGTTGATCTGCCATACGGTCAGCATCTGCACCGCGTCGATGGCCGTTACCACGAAAATCAGGTTGAAATACTTGGCGATCTTCTCGACGGTCTTGCGGTAGCCGAGCGATGAGCGCAGCTCCCCGCGTTTGCGGGCTTTCCGGATGCCTGCCCATAGGTCGAGGAAAATCACGAACAGTACGAGCAGGTAAACAATCGTGAGAATGATGAGCTGCGGACGTATCGCCGCGAAAATATGGTCTATCATAGTTCAGAAATTTCAAAAAAAGTGACGAGTAAGGTTAAGTAAATCCCCAGTGAATGAGTCATAATACAACCATCTCCCGCAAAGGAATATTTGTTATCGGTCACACCCCGTCAAAAAAGTTATACATGTACTATCGTTGCTGTTTCATCGTAGTTTCGGGCTATTACTCTGAAATAGGCGCGTGCCCCCTCGGTTCGGTATTGAGGATTACCCGTAAACAATACAACTCCACCGTAAAATGAAACCTGCATTCTGCGCTTTCCGGAAGGCTCCAGCTTTCCGCCGCGGTCGCCTATATTGGTGCCGCGATGCAGCTCGAATTTTCCCCCCCCCCACGAAAACGGGGTCGGCAATGCGCACGACCCACCTTTCCAAGAGGTCTGCAACGGAAATTATCGGCATCCAGCCCGCGGCGTTTACCTTCGTTGCGTCGAACGGTACGGGATTGATCCGTACTGACGTCCAGTTTACCTCATCCCGCGAGAAGGAGTCCTGTACGAGCTTGAACCCCGCATTCAGAGGACGGTTTTGTGTCTGCCCGGTTTGAGGATTCCGGCGGTATCGCTTCTTCGCGTTTTTGTAGTGCAGGATGCCCACGAAACATTGCTTCAGAATCGGATTTTTCAAGTCCGTGGCAGGCTTTACGCAGAGCATTCCGCCCTGTACTTTCCACGTAACCGCCGGGACGGCTTCGGCATTCATGGGATAGGGTAATTCCGTCCACTTATTCACTCCGTCCCCGATCTTATGACGACCCGTGTCTGATTCGTAGACGACCTCGCCATCGAGTAGTAAGGGATTCGCGGCGGTCAATGCTTCCTCCGTATACATCGGATGTTGAAAGCGTCCTTTTAGTGTTTCGTTGCTCATATGCTTTTTAATCCAGAAGTGCTAAACTATTCGACATGGGCGAAATGCGCCAAGAGTGATAATATTCGAGATAAACGCAGACAAGAATTCCGTACCCGCCGAAACGGATAGACTTGGCAGATACGCTTCCCGACCCTTTTTGTGCGGTTATATCCGCCCCTGTTGCGTCAGTAAGCACGGTTGTACCCGCAAACATCTGTACGAATACTACGTGCGGCACACCGGGGTTGTTGTACGGGTTGGCAAGTGTTACGTTCGCGTTGTACCCGTTGTTGTGAATGAAGTTTATGCGGGAAGTGGTTATCGGGCTGCTGTAATATGCTACGACAAAAGGTTCGCCGGTTGCGGTTTCCCCCGACTTATAGGGCAGGTTGTTCCATGCTGTCCGGCCGTCGCCGATCTTGTATTTTCCTGTGTCGCTTTCGTGCATGACTTCACCGTCGAGCAAAACCGGATTGGTCTGCGTCAGTTGTGCCGCCGTGTACGGTGCCTGCTGGAATCGACCGTGTATCGTTTCGTTGCTTCCCATGTCGCTAATTCATTCCGGGGATGGTACACTTGATAATGAACGTACTCTCTTTGAACTCGTCGATCGCAGCTTTTGCGGCCGCGGCTCCGGCACCTTTCGGGTCAAAGACGCTCCCGAAGTCGTTTTGCAGCTGCGTCTTCAACGCGGAGTACTTGAGCGTGATGACGTTCGTACTCGACACTTCGATGTAGGTGTTGTCGCCCTTGTAGATATCTACGAGGTCTTGCACGGGCAGATACTGCGGCGTGTTGTTGTTCTGGAAAAGAAACTCGATGTACTTGTCGCCGACCTTTGCCCCGCTATAGGGCGTGTTCGCCGTCGTTACGGTCTTAATCGACGAGCCGCGCAACACCTGATCGAGCGGGATGTTGATGGGGACGCCGAGACGCTGGCCGTCTTTGGTCAGGTAATAGGTAGCAGCGAACCCGCTCACCGTTGGGGCTTTTTCCGTGCTGTATTCGGGAAGGCCTTCTTCCTGAATGATACGAGGGGTATACGGTGCAGTTCCTACGGTAACGGTTCCGTCGGATTTGAACGTGATTTCTGCTGTTGCGAGGAATATGGTTCCTGCTTTGTCCGATGCTACCCGGATATCATTGATTAACCCGGTGACGGCAGATGCAGAAACTTCGGTGATCGACACCATGCCGCTCAAATAATCTTGCATCTCCGGCACGGTAACCCGATGAGCCATTATGACGCATTTTTTGTTGGCGTTGACCGCAGCTACGATGTTTTTTGCGACCTGCCCCTGCGGGTTGAGTCCTTCGGTCGGTGGATGCAGATAAGCGTTGTAGTTGAAGGTAAATACATCCGCTTTCTCATTCCAACCTGTAATCTGGGCATCCGTCACGAGTCGATGCGAGGCATCGGCCATGAGCTGCGCAAGAGAGGTGACATTTGCCCAGCCGAGTGCCGACCAAGTCTTTGTGCCGTCGCCGACCTTGTATTTCAACGGAGAGGTACCCCTTACAAGTCCGTACTCTCCATCGAGCAGGACGGGATTTGCCGCAGTCCACTCGGCTTCGGTACCTGTTATGAACTGGATACGGGATTTCAGCAGAATTTCCTGTACTGCCGCTAACGTTTGATTGTCTGCCATGATATTGTATGTTTAATCGTTGCTTTTTAAGTCGGCGGGACTGTATCCTCCGAGAATTAGACGGTCTGTTTTTTTTATGTAGTCCTGCAATGTTTCGTCGGTATCCTTTTTAACCTCTTCGTTAATTTGATCTATGGTAACATACTCATCCTTTGACACGGGAATCTTCTCCGTTCCGGATATCGCTTTTTTCTGCCGAAGTTTCAATATGTCTTTAATTCGCATATCACATCAATATTATCCCACCGTTCGATATTACTTTTTTGCGAATGTCTTTCAGGGGTTCGTATTCCGGATAGTGCGATTTATTTTCCGAAATGTGACGAATAGCCTTATCAAGCAGGGCATTCGCATCGTCTTTCGCTTGTTGCCGCATTTCGGTACGCTGCTTGTCCGTCGCGGTATTCGCATATTCTGAATAGTAAGTCTGCGCCCCTTTGTCATTCAGTTTCAGAGCCAAGTCCGGAATAACTGAATACCGGACATAATAAGCCAGCGCAGGCCGGACATAATCGTCCAGCAATTCGGGGTATTTCCCGTCAAGCAGGGCATCGTACAACTTGCCGAGAACCGGACGGATATACTTTTCCTGCGCAGCATCGATCTTGGTCTCTTTGATCGATACGGGCGTTATCTTCTCGTTGGCTGCGAATGCCAAATCAATGACCTGCTGGGGGCTGGCTAACAATTGCATCATACATTTTTCACATTTGCGATAAAAGCCTGTTGGCGTTCGTCGCCGGGGTCGTAATCCAGTCCGTCGGCCTTGCGCGCCTCCCATACGTACATGTAAGGCTGTCGCTGGCTTATCGGCGGGCGGTTGATAATCTGTACTGCAGAAGCATCAAAGCCTGCGATTTCTTCGATTATGCGGTAAATCGGCTCCATAAGCTCGGCCTGCTCCGGGAGAATCACGGTGTTCAGCGCGATCTCGTATTCATGCAGGATGCGATCGGCGCTGAAACCGTTGGAATAATCCAAACCACTCAAAGACCGGAACCACGAATGAGCCACGACGATATCGGAAATTGCCTGATCGTGCAGGTCTTTCCAATCGCCCTCATTCTGTGAGGAGATCGGTATAAACTTGCTTCCCTCCGTCCCGTCCGACGCCTCCTTTATCATAAACATCACCTGTCCCGGTTTGCCGGCGAATTTCTGCTCTGCCTTACGCACTATTTCCAGCGCCTCCTCTTCGCTATCGACATCCCCGGTAAGGATCATCACACCCGACAACTGATAGGAATTGTCGAGACGCGAGATATTCCACTTGTCGGTTTTGTATGCAATCGCGGAAACATTCATCCCTGCGATATACTGCGGTACGCCGTAATGCTCAAACATCGGTTCGTAGTCCTTATAGTGGATTATGGCGCGCCGGGTTCCGTCCTCCTGCTGCTCAAATGCAGGATAAAGCGGGAGTGTCCTTGCTTCGTTCTGCGTAAATGCCGACCAGTCGTGATGCAACAGAATGTGTCCGCTATCACTTGCCACCCGGCACTTGCTGGCGTCCTGATGAAACAGCGAAAGAAACGAATGTTTCGAGTCGGTTACAACCTCAAGGAACGCATTCCCGAACAGCGATTTATCAAAAGCAAGTTTATTGAGTACCTGACGCAGATTTTCACCTGCACCATTGGCGGCGTCAATGAAAGCCTGTAATTCCGGTTTAGACTCGGCCACAGAAAAGCCTTTGCCCGAAATATAGTCCGCTTTGTCATTGATGATGCGGCGGTGAGCCACAGAACAACGTGACATAGCGGCCAGTGCATACGGGAAAAGATTGTCGTTACCCCAACGCCAATATATATTGCTGCCTTTCTCCCGTCCACGGAGAGGCACGAATACGTTTGGTGTTGGCGCAACGTCGCGCACGCCTACCGCATTAATTTTCGCGGGGCGATTCTGTCGATTTCTCTTGCTCATCGTCTGCCTGTTCTACTGCCGGATGTTTGATAACTTCGTACAGATACTTGAGATCACGCTGTGTACACTTCGACAGCTCGAAGCGCCCGTCTCCCTTGCGGGAAATCGGCGCTGCCGTACACACAACCGCGTCCTCATAATTCTGCTTTACTCGATACTTTGCCATTATTTCATTTTTTAAGAAAAGGGGGTGCAAAGGCTTACACCCCCTTTCGATTCAACTACTCCGCAGGAGTTGGAGTCAGCGCCGACTCTTCGCCGACATAGTAGCGTGCCTTTTCGGTCGTTTCGCGGCTCAGCGTGATCTCCTCGCCCGCAGCGTCGGTCAGCTTCTTGCCCGTCGTGCCCGTGGTGGCATTCAGGCGCAACGGGCGTTCGCTTTTGAACTCTTCGTCGTAGCCGACAATCTGCACCTTGCCCTTACGGCAAACAGCCGCTTCAAGGCCGCATGCAGACGCTACGGCGATTTCCTCGACGGCGTTCCGCGTTTCGGGAGTCATGCCGGGGAGCTTGAAAATCAGCTTCTGCTCCACGGACGTGATGCCGTTCTCGGTCTTGTAGTTCTCCTGAAACTCGCACTCGTCCTCCATGAACTCGTACTTCACGAAGCCCTCTCCGGCTTTCATGGTTAAGGACTTATAAGCTTCGGGATCGGCTGTGTCCATCGTTGCTGCCGTGATCGTACCTTTCTTCGCGATCAAGACTTTTACAATGCCTGCGGTCGTTTTACCGTTGTCGCAGGTCTTTTTGAATCCTTTCAACATAGATTTTCGCGTTTAATATTCGATTCTGGTTTCCGTTACACGTCTGCTTCGACGGCTACCGTGAGCAGTTCCGGCAGGAGGTAGTCCGCACCGGCCATGAAGATCGCACGCTGGCGGTTCTCCATTTCGTCGGGGTTATACCACATGCGTACCTCGTTGCCGGGGAAGTCGGCCGTGTTGACGGCCAGCGCCATGTTACGTTTGTCGGTGAGGATGGCGAACGACTGCGGCATATCCGCGAACGACGAGAGGTAAGAACCGACTTTGACATCGACGATTGGAATGCCGTGCCAATGCAGCCCCTTACGTCCCTGCTGAAGCGCGGCAAATGCCGATTCGAGGGGTTTATCCTCCAAACTCTTTTCGTAGTTCAGATAGATATCGGAGGTACACTGAATAACGAGGTTGCCCTCGTCTTTCATGGCTGTCAGACGATCGTCGGCGGCGTTCCACATACGCTCAAAGAGCGAAATGGCGGCGTCTGCTCCCGACATGGCCGGAATCTTCACGTTGCGAATGAAACTCTTGCCTGTATTCGCCGTGGTCTGCAGGTCGGCCTTGATGGCTTTGAGGAAGCCGTTGAACGAAGTGTAGGAGCCGCTTGCGCGCTCCGTATCGCCCAGCCACATAGTGGCGCGGATGCTCTCGGCGATAGCCTGCCGGAAAAGCGTTGTTTCGGCCTGTTCCAGCTCGGTACCAGAAAGATCGTCGAGGTTTACGGCTCCGCTGTTGGTGATCAGTTCGTAGATCATGCCGAAGTAGTCCGAGGCGGAATAGCCCATTTCGGCCTTGACTTTAGACAGCCGGATTTCCTTTTGGAATCTCTTGGCCAATTCGCCACCATTCCAGCCCTTGGCGTACTTCTGCAACACATCCCCCTCACGATGCCAGAAGTTCAGCATCGTAGGTACGGGCATGTTGTACATGATTCGGACACCGAGGTCGATGGCGCTGGGGCCGGACAGCATCGGGCGAAAAAAAATTGTTTCCAACTCCCGCCCTGTGTAGGATTTGGGATTTTCAATAATTCTTGACATTTGTGTGTGGTTTAGATGATTATTTGAGGTTTTTGACGTCTTCGTCGTAAGCCTTGGCGTTACCCGTCAGCTTCACTTCATCGATGATTGAAGGGTCTTCGATTTCCTTGGTAACCGTCGGGGCGGCTTTCCGTTTGTTGAGTTCAGCTTCGAGTTCAGCGAACCGATTCTGAACTTCCGTGAGAGCAGTACGAGTCTGTTCATGTGCAGCTTGCTCGTCGGCAAGCTGTTCCTGCAACTCCTTTTCGCGGGCGTCGCCTTGCTCCAGCGACTGGTTGAGTGTTGCGATCTGTTCCTCGGAGATTTCCACCTCCGTAGCTTCACCCGGCGTCAATCCCAGACGGCGGAGGATTCCATGCATTGTGTTTTTGATTTTTACCATATAGTTGTGAATTGGATAATCGTCCACTACGGTACAGTTCAGTACTTCCGGTACGTTGAATACCATATCGGCAAGACCTGCCGCGACGGCCTCGTCTGGCGAAAGCCAACGCCCGTTACCATTGTTCTCGGCCATCAGGGTTTCAAACTCAGCCGCCGGACGTCCTGAACGGCTTGCATAGACCGCGGCGATGCGCTCGTCAGTCTTGCGCAGGAGTTCAGTCCTTGCTTCGAGTTCTTCGGCATTACCCTCTGCGGCGCAAATAGCGGTATGAATCAGATAGAGGGCATTGGCTGATATTTGGCGGCATCCCTCCGATGCGGCCTGTGCGATGAGTGTTGCGGCCGATGCGGTATAGCCATAACACCGGGTCGTTTTCTTGGCTGTGAGGCCCGAAATCGCATCAAGAATCAGCAGGGCGTCATTCACATCCCCACCCGTTGAGCGAATATTTATCAGCACTTCCGGGGATTCAATCTGACGTATCAGGTCGATTGCGTTGCGGAATTTGTCATACGTCGCCACCCGGTCGCCCGGATCGTCAAACTGCCATTCTTCCGGAACACCAATAGTTCCCTCGATGTTGATTTCAACCGAGTTTCGGCGGTTGATGATTTCTATCGTATTTTTCATATTCTTGAGATTTCAATAAAAAAGGTGGCTCGACCGAAGCCGAACCACCTCCCCATAAACACCCAGTGAGTCACACTACGACTTCACTGTATAATAGAATTACCCACTCATTTTTCACCAGTTTAGAACGACTGCTTAACTTTTATTTTTTTTAAGTCATCTTGCGAATCGGTGACGTCCTGTGTTACGAGGTACACACGCAGTCGATCGATCCGGTCATTCGTGGCCTTGATGTCCTCCCGAATCAGCGCCATCATTTCAGAAAAATTGCCTTGCGCTGTTTCGTCCTGATGTGTCGAAGTCTGATAAAACGACACGGGACCCGAAACGCTGCTCGTCATATATCCGGTCGGGGACATAAGGCCGCCTTGAGCAAAGCGCCGCCCGTGTACGCTGTTTGCTGCCGAAAGCGCTCCAATCCGGGCTGTATCACGCTTATTGACGATAGCCAAAAGTTCATCGCCTTCAACTTCGCCGATGGGTTGGCCGTCGAGGTAAATTTGATGGCCGCCCTGCGCATGGCTCCGGCCTTTTACAACACCCACGCCGTCACCGAGAGGAATCATGCCGCCTTGGGCATATTTCTGTGACTGTATCGTGGCAATCTGAATCGCTCCCTCAGCAATAGCCAAAGCCGCAAAAGGGATACCCATCGGCCAGCCCCATTGCGCAAAAGTTTTGGCAACGGAAAGCGCAGTATTCATTAAAACTTGTTTGACATTCAGCTTCTTTTCACGCTCAAAGGCCGCACGCTCTGCCGCTTCCTCTTTCTCGGCTTTCTTGGCTTCCAGCTTTTCAAGCTCCTGCTGATACTTCTTTTCAGATATCAGCCCCTTATCCCGTTTCGAGTCAAGTAGTTTTGCTTCTGTTTTATACTGGGCGTCGATGGCTTTTTTCTCATTGTTTAAACGGCGTTTTGAGGCTTGCATTTGCGCATCAATCAGCGCATCACTTAACCGGGACGCTAAATCCCAAGCCTGCTGTTCTAATTGCTCAACCTCTTCGGGCTTTAGTTCAAAAGTCCGCATTAACCAACCCTTGAAACCGCCACCACTACCATCGGATTCCAAGCCTTTTCCGAGGTTCTGTGTCTCTTTTTTCAGTCTACCAATATTTTCGATAGTCTGATTATAAAATGCGGTTTCTTCAAGTCCGTTTTCTTGAAGCCAGCCTAATATCTGCAAATAGGTTTGAGCCTTTGCTTCACGAAGCTCGATTTCATTTTTTAACTTCGCGGCATGACGTTCTTTGTCATTGGTATCTGTTCCGTATACAGCATCGGCAACATTTTCGTTTTGTAGATATTTTTTTTCTGCCCCGGATAGGTCGCTCTCTGCGAGTTTTATGCGTTTTGCCATTTCCCGCATTTTGTTTGCGGTTATAGCCTGCTCTGCCTCAATTGCAGCACCTTCGACTTTTTTGTACTCTTTGAGTTCCTTTGTAGTCGCATCCTGCAAAATCTTCGTCCGGGCATTCGTTCCTGCAGTAGCGATGTCGCTTTTCTTCTGCTCATACAGTCCGGCAAGGCGGGTTTTCTCCTGCTCAACGGCCTGCCACTCTTTCGACCCCTTGACATAGGCTTTCTGCTCTTTGTTGAGTTTATCGACTTCCGTCTGATACTCTTTGTACGCAGCTTCCTCGGCTTTCTTGGTCGCCTGATCGTTGAGTCGGATTTTCTTCTCGACACCCTCTTTCATGGCCGCGATTTCAGCATCGATGCGGTCATTCTCGTACTTGAGTTGTTTTTCCTGCTGTGCCCGGCGATTGGCGGTATAGGCCTCGTCCTCTTTCTGCTCGTTTTTCTTCTGCTGGTTCTGCTTATCCCAAAGTTCGTTTTTGAGCTTTATGATGGTCTTGGCCTCGTCCTTATTCAGCGTGATGCGTTTTGTCAGGGTGTCGATTTCAAGCTGTAAAACCTGCTTCTGATACTGCTCTTCGGATGTTATTTCCCCGCTATGCAATTTCTTTTTCAGGTCGAGGAGTTGACGGTTGTATTCTTTATCTTTCGACAAAGACCATTCGCCCTTTTCCTTTTCGCTCCCGCCGCCGGAAGTAGGTGTTTTCAGCTGCTTTTGTAGGTCTGCAACTTTCTTTTGGGCATCGGCGAACTCCTTTTGGGCCGTAAGCATGTCGAATTTGAACGAGAACGGTAGGGTAGCCTCAGTCCCGTGTTCCCGTATCCATTCGTCCCGCTTCTGATTATATGCAGTCTTTGCCTCCTTAAACGCCTTTTCCGCTTCTTCAACGATATCCTCGGCCGCTTTGATCCGCACTTCGATCGGTTTAGCATTTTCCTCGGCAACCTTACGGGCTTCCTCGATCTCTCCTAATGCTTTTTTATAGTTCGACAGCGCAATTTCCTGTTCTTCAATCGCCTTGGAATTATCCACGTAGATAGGGGCACCGCCCGGTGACATTCCGAGCAGTTGCCCGTTCTCTTCGCGTAGCTTTTTGAGCGATGCGGTGTACTTCTCGACATTGGCAATCAGGTTATCGTAGTTCTCCTTGTCGCGCTGTTCATTGAGGAATTTTGCGGAATCGGCCAGTTTCAACGTGGCTAACTGCTCCTGCGTGTATTTGGCCGTAAGAGCAGGGGATAACAGCTTCAACTCTTCATAAGCGCGGATTTTGGCGTTCTGAGTTTCGGTTTCTTCCTGTATCGTCCGGATGAGCTGCTCGATCCGCTGGCGCTTTTCATCTTGGGCTTTGTTGAAACGGTCGTTCTCATCGTTGAATTTACGCTGCGCACGGGTCGCGGCATCCGTCTTATCTCGAAATGCTACCATGTACGCAATAACCGCGGCAATGGCAGTCGCAACCACTCCCCACGGATTCGCCATAAGAGCCGCCGTGAACATCTTGAATGCCGCTGCTGCGGCTTTGATCTGTCCCGTAAGCAAGAGTTTTGCAGCGGCAAGTAATTTCGTCATGGCTGTTGCCGTCTGCAACTCGACCATATTCCCCCGCAACGCACGCCCCCAAGCCGTTTCATAGATCGTAATTTGCTTTGTCACAAGCAACCAAACCGCTCTTGCCGCCGAAGCCAGTTTAATAACGCCGATAAGCGTAAGTACAGCAATAGTTACGCTCTTAATATTCGCAACAGCCCACGTGCCGGCCTGAATAACCGAACGCCCAAGCGGTGCCAATACTTCACCGATGGCGATCAGCTTTTCTTTAATGGCCGAGAGGAAAACTTCTACGTCAATCTTCTTCGTATCGCGGATACCATCGGCCGCGGTCTTTGCAGCACCTCCGGCGTTATTCAGCGATTCAGTCAGACCATCTACGCCGTCTTTGGAATTAACCAACACGGTAAGAGCCGTCATTGCATAGCGCCCGACTTCATCCATAGCGCCGCCCAGTGTAAGCCCGTTTTTACTCAACTGGGCAAGACGTTCGGATACATCTCCGCCTGTTTTGGCAATCTCGGTAAAAATTCGGCGCAAGGCTGTGCCAGCTTGTGAACCACGAATACCACGGTCGGCCAATACCCCCAGCATCGCCGCTGTTTCTTCAAGGGACACATTCGCCTCGGATGCGATCGGTGCAACATACTTGATGGCATCGTAGAAATAACCTAATTGCAACGATGAGGCATTAAACGACTTGGTCATAACATCCACGACCCGCTGCGCTTGGTCTGCCTGCAAATTGAATCCCCGTAGGGTTACGCCCACAACGTCTGCCGAACGTGCCAAATCCTCACCCGTGGCCGTAGCAAGGTCGAGCGTCGCCCCGGTAATCTGCCGTATCTGATCCGGGACGAAACCCATACGCGCATAGGCCAACTGCAACCCGGCAACCTCGGTAGCCGTGTATTCAGTAGACGCGCCAAGTTCACGGGCATTCCCCTTGAGCATAGCAAACTCTTCGTCCGTAGCCCTCGATACCGCTTTGACCATAGCCATACGGTATTCAAGGTCTTGGAATGGGCCGTATATACTCCATAGCACTTGCTTGAGCGTGAAGACAACACCCGTTATCCCCGCGACCTTGCGGGTGACGGTGTTATACATCCCAGAGAAGTAATTGCCGATATTCCGGGAAAAGTCACCTGCACCAACCGTGAGATTCCGCATTTCGTCGCGCATTGACTTCAGCTCGGCCGTGACCTGCCGCCCCATGGTGGAATTGCGCTGTGTGGCTCCGAGTTTCTTCCATACGGTATTCAGCACATTTATCTTCGCCTGCAGTTCTTCGGCAGAGCCTTTCTCGGCCCGCATCAAGGTTGCATAGTTTTTCGAGAGCGTGGTGATTTCCCGTTTCGTGAAGATCAGGTTCCCGTATTTGTTTTTCAGATCCTCGATATACTTTGTAGCTTCGGCGGTCTGCGTTTTCTCCTCCTTATCGGTCGCGACCAGCTTTTTCTTGGCTTTCTCCGCTTTCTCAACAGTGAGGGTATACACACCGAGGACTTGGGCAGCTTTTTCCAGTCCGTCTGCCTTACCGATATCGTTAATCGTTTTGAGTATATTTTTCAGCCTGTCGTGTAACGATTGGAGCAGTTTGCTCATCTTTGGCACTTTTTCCTCGCCATCCCCGAAATTCAGAATTAGCTTGAAGATTTTTTCTACTACATTTGCCATATCTTGAGTATTTTATTTATATTTGTGCTGTTATGTTTGACTTGATCGAAGAATTCTTTAAGGCAAGTGGAAAAACGGTGGTTTTCTGCCTGATTGCCCTTTTGATCATCATTGTCTTTTTCATCTAATCCATTTCCTACCTATATCCGGTCAACGTATTGTTTCTGCCGATCGCCACATCATCATAAGTAATGACGGTGAGATCGTCGCCCGTCAGTTTGATATGCGGATCGGAAATAAACACACATTTGGTCGATGCTCCGGTTGCTGGATTATAGTCCGCGATTTGCTCCAATAAACACGGCACATCTTCCCCGTCGAAGTTCAAAAGGTACACCGCACGGAAATCTTGCATTTGGCTGTTAGGAAATTGAATTGCCTCGACATCACGAGGTGTTAATTTCAGATACATGGTTATGCGCCGGCCATGATTATATGCCGAAATGTTATCCTCATAGAATTGTCGAAGTCCTCGGACAATCGAATTTCCTCCTATATCCTCATAACCGAGATTGATGTTTTTGGCAGCATCTTGAAATACTAGCTGCGGATAATGGGAGTACTGTGCAACATCTTCGCCTGCTATACGGTTGGATAAACCATCAAAACACCCAATAATCGGTGTCATTTCAAGTTCGATATCGTTGATCTGATTCTGTGTACTTTCCCGCTCCTCTTGAGGAATCGTCATACCAATCGATGACACATTGCGCAAAATGAACGGTGAAAACATTGTATTCACAATCTCGGTTGTGTCGTCTGACGTTTTATTCAACAGTGGAGTTGTATAGGCTCCGAGTTCCGTGCCGTTCTTCCAGTTGTAATACTGTACAACCTCATTACCATCTGCGTAGGAAAACTTTATCGACTTCCCGATATCTCCTCCCAACTCTTCAACCACAATTTCATTCGCGTAGTCGATTTTCTCCCGCCAATCCACAATTTCTGCACGATCCATGTTATAAAACCTTGTACGGGGTTCGACAAAGATTTCTTTCGATAATGGGTTGGTATAATACATCAAGTTAAACAACTGACGTATGGAAGCAAGAAAATCAAGTTGCGACCCTGTGCCGCCGATCGTTGCAATACTGACATCATAGTCTTGGGCAATCACATTCGGAAATTCCGGTTTTATGTTGGTTTCAGGCCCAATCCATAATCTTACCTGTTTTTTATCTCCCTCAAAATAATATTCTTTTGAATTCGTAAACTCCGTGCGAATCACATACTGCTCGTCCTTGTTTAGCAAATATGCGTTCTGCATGATATTATTTAGCTGAAAGGTCACTTTGCCGTTCTCAATCGGGAAATAGAAAAATTCAGCAATATCAAGGGGGTCTTTCATATCTATACCCGGAAATGTACAAGACCATTTTTTCGGGACATCAACGACATACCAATTACCGCCTTGACCTCCTGCCTTATGTTTGCCAATATGGGTATAGGTATCTGTCAGAGCGATTATTTCACCTGCGATTTGCCAATCGACATATTCAAAGTATACAACATACGTTTTATCCTCCGTGGAAGTCGGTATTCTGATGTATGACCTATCGCCTTGCCGTCCCTCTTGAGCTTCAACGCATTGATCGAGGGTCAATTTTATGGTTTCTTCGAAGCCCCCTATTTTGAGGGTTACAGTATCGACAAACAAACATTCTCCGGGGGTTTTAAGCAAAAATGTCCGGTCACTCACACCCTGTCCGGGAGTGCCGATTATTCCATTGAAAATGTCTGTTTGATATTGCAGATTCATATTCATTCGCACAACTGCCGTTTCGGTGGGTGTAAATTGCGGTTGCGGAATCATCGGATCAAGCCGACTAATTACTCCGTTATCATTATGATAATCACCATCTGTCCATGAATCGAAAATATTATCATAAATGGTCGGACGGCTGGCGTTTATGAAGCCAAGTAATTTAGCTTCGTCCTCTACGGCCGAGGTGCCTATAAAGAAGTCATTATCCTCTTTGATGTATGATAAATCCTCATTTACAGGCATGTATCCTGAACAATAGAGTTTTTTTAAGAAATCTTCCATTGAACTTTTTACACTGTACCCGGAGAAAATAAGGCACAATGTTTCCCATACGTTAAAAAATGGGTGATAATCTCGGATATCCAACTTTTTTCGAGGAACCAAATCTCCGTTATAGTTTTCTTCCCAAAAAGCACCGCGGTCTACCGGAAAAAACTTAATCAGCGATTCTTCCTCACGAATGGAATTACGGTATACATTCTCCATGTTGTATTTCACCGTTTCTCCGCCCTTTATCTCATTAAGCTGCTTCTTGGCATTAGTAATCCAGTCGAAGGCTGCGCCGATGACTGATACATGAAAACTGCCGCCGACGAGTTTGTGCCCAGAACCGAATTTATACGTGATCTTATCGATCTGTGCTATACCCGACATAACGGTATTTCCATCCACGATATACTCCGCCTTATGCAGTTCGTTGTTGAACTGCTCTTTACTATACAGCTCATTGATGAACCGAAAAACCCGCATATTACTCATAAGCGGGACTTCGACAGACTTGGTATATCCCGCTGCCGTACTGTCTGGCTCCTCGATATCAGCAATGCTATGCGTCGCGGCGATATTGCCTTTCTGATTCATATCGACCTTATGGCCGTCTATTTTCAACTCCACAACCATAGCTACCGGATTTTATTTCTGTATTCAATCTGCACGGAGCTTAATTTCTCCACATCGTAGGTCGTAATACTCTCTGTTGTGATGTCGATCGGACACACCCTATCCCCGACGATGCACCACACACTTTCGGACACAAATATCTGACTCAACACATTCGCCTGAGTTTCGGGCAGAGGACAGCTTGTTACCGACTTGGTCGTGTCTGCCTGTATAGATGTTGCGGTATACCCAGCTTCTGTATATATCTTCTCCTTTGTTATCTTGGTTGATGATTTGCGGCGAACTGCAAAGTTCCAATAGTCGATCTGGCCGTAGGCATTGATCCATGCGAGGCGCACTCCGTCGTTCTCTTCAATCTCATATTCGATACGATCCTGCACCTCTCCGTCAGGACTCCGCATATCTACCGCAAACCGGGGCGGCGCATCGGTCGGAATACGAAAGCCGACGCAGGATATACCGGCTGGCACGGAAACCTGAACCGAGCCATACGCCACAACAGCGGGAGTCGTCGCATATACTGGAAGTTCGTCGATTTGCCCCGGCATGGCATTACGCCGCCTCAGATCACTCATAAAACGGTTTGGTGCCGGTTGTTTATCCGCACAAAGCAGAGGCACCTCTTCGGAAAGGACGCTGTCTACCGTGATTAAAGCATTGACGACCCGACCGAGGCCAACTCCGTCCCACACTTGTAATGTAGGTTCGGACTCAGCATCAAGCGGCGCAATCGTAAAATCATCCCGAAAATATTGCGCTACGTTCACTTTATAGGCGTTTTTCGGCATCTGCTTCAAATACCCGTTTATCATCACTTCGGCCACAGCGTCAATATCTCGGTCAATTTCAAAGATGACAGATTCTTTGACCGAACTGTACGGGGCCGGAAGCGTTATCGTTGTTGCCATATCGTCATGCAGTTAATTGGTTAAAAATAGTTTGCAGTTGTTCCTCTGCATACTCCTCCATGAATCGTTCTATTTTATTTTCCAGCCGTTTAGACTTGTTGAACTTATCTATTGATTTATCTATGAACCGGGATGGCTTGATGCCTTTGTCCCGGATTGACCGCTGCATAGCAAAAGCTACGGATCGTTCCCTTTTACCTTCCATATTGAGCCGCCTGCGCCTGATCCATTCGACGAGGACATTAATCGGCACACCTTTCGTTCCGGGCTTCCGACCTGCATTTACGAATTTTGCATAATACAGAGCCTGTGCGGAGATCGTTATACCCGTCAGCGTATGCTCTATCACAGACTGAATACTGTTGAAAAGAGCCTCAGACGCCGTATGTCCCTGATTGAGCAATTCCATTTGCAGGGTATCACTCAAGTACTGGGCAATTTGCTGTAATATGGGACTATCCGCGGTTTTCACAATAGCTTTTCGTTACCTCAAATGTTACTTTAAGTGAGATGTCGTTATACCCTGTGTAAGCGCCCTCATTGGGAAAGGCCTTGATTTTGTCGAACGTCACTCCAAGCGTTTCAGTCATTTCACTGAACGCCTCGACTGCTGCCCGTTCCATATCATCCCAGCGTTCGTCCTTTTTCTCGGATGTAAGCCCGTCGGACGGCTCAAGCAGGTAAGTTGTCCCGGCATAGATTTTAAAGCCTTCAGATCGCCCCGTTTTACCCACAAGATCAAAAGGACATATCCAAACGCACGGGAGTTTGTAACTTCCGCCGTTGATATCATCCAAGAAGCCCGTACCGAAGTCGAATGCCTCGTCGTATGTTTTTTTAAGCGCGGCTTTCAACGCTTCCCGTAGTATTGTTCTCATAGTCCTCTATTTCGCATTGATATTGAAATTTCAACTGCTCCATGTAGCGGAAATGCTCGGCACATTTGGCCCGGTCGCATTTGCATTCCCGATTTATCAGCCATGTGAGCAATTCTACCTTACTCCGCAAGACGCTAAGGCGGCTTTCATCTTCCATTCTTCCGTTCTCCGTTTGATATTCTCCGATAATAGGTGTACGAAATCGTAGGCGTTCATCCGTTGCAGATAGGCAAGCTCACTCGGCTTGTCGGCGGCAAGGGCGACGAGCGTATCACACCATACCGCAGGTTCGGCTTTACCTGACGAATCCCCACCGCCCGTACCGTAACAATTCGGAAATGCGGCTTTCAGGTACTGATGCGCCCCCGAAGTTTGCGCCCAAAGTTCCCAATAGACCGAGGCCGGAAGGCTTCCGAACAACGCCGCCCGATTCTGCGCCAGCTCTTCATCGTACCGTTCACTTTTCCGGCGGCATACGATAGCGACAGCCAGCGGAGCCAAAGCAATGTTTTCCGCACATACGATGTCGGACAGTTGGCAGAACTCAATAGCTGTCACGCCACTCAGCGGCGTAAGTTCCCCGGAAATATCCGTCCCGGATTTCGGCAGGTAGTAGCGGCGGCCTTTGTAGCGAAATGAAGTAATGCCCCGAACCGGATAATCGACAATGCCGAGTACTCCGATTATGAACCGTGGAAGTACAGCCATTGCCAGCGTCATAATATCCTCGCGCCGGGTTTGAAGCATCAGCCCTTCCGGTACGTCGGCAAGGTAGCCGACAACCTCCGAAGTGAACCGGGTTAGCTCGTCGATATTTGCATAGGGTTCGGGAGCCGTGTCCGAGGCAAAGGAGCGGTAATAGTCAAGAAGCGCCGTTGGTTGCTCGTTGGCCTTATGGTACAACCACGCGCACTGGGTAAGCGTAATATCCTCCCAGTGCGTCGGTATGCGAAACCTTTTGCCGGCAATCTTAACCCTCAACATAACCGGACAGCTTCTTCGTGATAACGCCGATGTCCTTGTTCATCTGCGAGAGCGTCCCTACGTGTAGCTGTTTGGCTGCTCTTTCTGCTGTATAGGCGTCAATACACGACTGCGCTGCCTGCAGGAGCATAATAGCCTGTTCGATGTTGGTTTTTGTTTCGATGCCGACAAGGCTTTTCAGTTTGTCGATGAGTTTGATTTTTGCCATGGTTACCTTACTGCCTTGATTCTACCTTTCTTATTCGTACCATCTTCGACAATTCCGGTCACCACATCCGCGGCATCATGCCAGCGGTTCGCACGGAACTGACGCCGATAGGTCGTCATATGTAAATAGAATTCAGGCCAGCGGATTTTCCAATCATGCGGCATTATTATAGTCTGCAACGCCGTTGCGGCATTGGAGAGGATGCGGGCTTCCTTATTCCCGCTCTGATGGAACCATTCGATACGTATGGCCGGAACCCGTTTTTGTACAGCGCGTGCGAATCCGCGACCGCCGTTGTTACTCTCGATCGACGCCCGGCGCGTACCGCTACGTTTGAGCATATCGGCTACGGCGGATTCAGTACACTCCATCGGCTCCTGTGTATAGACCATGTCCGTTACATAGCAATAGCCATCCCTCGCCCGGACGTAGCTGATCGAGCATAGATAGTCATCACCCGTATCGGCCGTGTCTGTGTAATTGGCATAGTCGAGAATGTCGCCTTGTGCCGGAAGTTCAGAGTAGGTTTTGAAATTCTCCCCGTATAATAGCCCCTCTTTCGACATCGGGTGTCCCTGATACATACACTCGAACACGATGCGGTCGAGGTTTCTTTTTTCCTGCAGGTGCTTGAGGTCATGCGCTTCGGGCCAAAGAGCCTCGCCACGCTGTCGGGGATCGATGGGTGTCGGATCGCTTTCCTTAATTGCCTCAAAGTTTAGATAGTACCAGCCGTCGAATTCCGGGTCGATATCATCGAGCGACCGCAATTCCCGGATATTTCCTGCGGCTATGATCGTACCAATCAGATCCTCTTCATGCCAACGGGTGAACACCATAAGTTCACGCGAATTATTGTGCAGTCGGGTTTTTACGGTCGATTTGTACCACTCGGATACTGATTCACGAATGATAGGGGAGTAACCCTCGGCAGCATTCTTATACAGGTCATCCCCTATAAAAACATCAATGCGCTCTCCGGTCAGCGCACCATTTCGTCCCACAGCTTTTAGAAACCCTTTGCGGCCGACAATCTCGAACTCCGTATTATTCCGGACATACTGCGCACTGTCCTCACAATTCGGATTCCCATTCAGAAGCGTTTCCGGAAATAAAACATAATATTCGGGGCTGTCGATGATGCGCTGTATAGCACGATTGAATTTCCGGGCGAAAGTGTCCGAGTAAGACGCAATAGCAATACGCAAATCGGGATCAAGGCCGAGCATGTATGCCGGCAGCAGACGCGTTGTTCCCTCGGATTTTCCATGCTGGGGCGGCATGGTGACGATCAGCCGCTTTATACGACCATGTGCAAAGGCATCCAGTACCCAGTAGAAAGACAGATGAAAAGGGGTAAGGAAATCCTTACCCTTTAATAATGCGACATAGAACGGAAACGACTGATAGGCTCCGCTCCGCAGCGCCCGTATTTCACCCGATTCATTTCCCATCCTTGCATACGTACTTTGCAATTTCTGCCGGGGTCATGCTATCGACGTTCTTCTTCATGTCCGGCGGTATCAAGTCTTTTCCACCTTTACCAGTTAACTCGGCACTCTGCCGGTTCTTCCAATTCTCCGCGTCGCAGTTCGTAAGTGTGAAGATGATCGCCGTAGGGTTCGGGGCAACGTATTTGGTAACGGTTGTATGCTCTTTGACCTTTACGATCGGTTTCCCGTCCTCGCTTTTCTTTCCGGTATCAGCGGTAACCGTGCGTTTCTCTTCAACGGTGAACCCCTGCACAAGCTTTAGCAGCGATTTCTTGGCTTCGGTCGCAAAGAAGCCTCTACACTCCTCTTGAGCCTTTTTTATAGCCTCTGAAAACTCCGCTTTGGAGTCCTTCCACTCGTAAAAGGTACTTTCAGCAATACCTGCGATTTTACAGATTTCGGCAATAGTATAGCTATCCGCCCGGATGAGCGAACAAATCCTTTCGGTGAGTTCTGCACTATACTTTGCCATTGGTCTTTATTTCTTTTCGTTTTGGTCGCAGGTTTCAGCCGTGAACATGGACTCCGCAATGTCGATTACGTTTTCCAGCTCAAGAATTGCGGCTTTACATTCTATCATCTTCCGCTTGTCGATCGCGGAGAGTTCCCCTTCTGAAATCATTTTCGTTTCAAGTTCCGACACCTGTTCCCGTTTCCGGGCGAGGCGTTTGTTTACGACATCCTTGTAAATCATACACTGTTTTGTTTTCATAGCGCGGAATTGTTTTTTGGTTTTTCCGACGCTAAAGTATTCATTTTTCCAGCAACTGGGAAACACAACCTTTATCCCGTGACATTTCCCCCATCATGTAATGCAGGCTTCGCTTTTTGAATGCACTGTAACCTGCTGTATTCTGACAGATAGCTTTCAGGCACAAGCAGGTTCCCGGCTCTTTCATCTTCTCCGTTGGCACATACCGCTCCTTATCGAATAGGTAATGATTCAGATTGAACGTGTTCGTCTTAAATCCATCCAGCCCATCAACACCGCAGCAACATAGAGAATCTCCCATCTTGCGCAAACGGTTTTCGGCCGAGTAGAAAGCCAATCCATTTCGATGGCATTCCGCCTTTATCCATTCAAAGTGCCGTTTGAGAACAGAGGCCGGATAGCAGAAATCCCCGCCGACTTTTACAAGACCGTCTACCTTGCGTTTGTATTTCATGCCCTCGATTGTCAGCCCGTGTACGCCTATACTCTTGTAGGTAGACACAGCACCGAGGACATCCCGAAGCATTCCCGTCGTATAAGGCTGAACCCGGACGATCACACGCTTTACATGGGGTGCTATCGTGCGGATCATATCGAGGCGCTCGGCATAGGTCGGCGCTCCTTTTTCCAGTTTGTCATATTGAGGACTGACGAGAGATACCTGTACAACGCAGTTGCAGTGTTTCAGCAGGTTGAGGTATTCCGGCTCGGCAAGTAGGATACCCTTTGTACTGACCACAAACGGATATTGTGTTTCGGCAAAGACCTTAAGGGCGTCGTATGACAATCGATGCTCCCGCTCTACGGGTTGAAACGGGTCGGACATGCCGCCCCAGTGTATCGGAATATTCCAGTCGCACCACTCCGTTTCACCGTTGCGCTGGCCGTCGATGAAGCCGCGCAGGGACTTCGAACCCTCGCCGCGTTCGATATTGGAAATGTCGTATTTGAGCTGCACAAAACAGTATCGGCACATATGGGAACACCCCTTATACGTGTCGAACCGGATTGGTAGGTCACAAATCGCTATTTGACTTCCGCATCTCGGCATACTTCACTGATAATTAACTGTGTCAAATTGTCTTTCCCGTTCCGCTTGATGTAAGCTTCGACGTCCTCTTTCATACTCTTGGGCAAGGCAAAGGACAAGGTGAATAAATCAGAACTCTCGTTTACGGCATTCTTGAATCCGTTTTGCTCGACCTCGGACAGCAGGTCGATATTGGCTGTGTCGATCTCAAATTCCCACATGTCGAGTTCTTCGGGCGAAAAGTCCATAAGAACAGAATCGATATTGAAAACCGAAGTGTCGCTGGCGTGGTTGTCGGCCAATGCCAATGCGCGGCGCTTATCGTCTTCCGTTTTGAGATCCGTGCGTTTGATTGCGATAAGCTCTCGTCCATCCGACTCAATGACACGCACCGGGAGTCCGAGCGCCTGCGCCTGTTCGTATACGCCGTTACCGGCAATCACGACATCATCCCCATCCAAAAGGATAGAGCGGCCAGCACCGCAATCCTCAAGGCTTTTGCGGATGATAGCTTTGTTCTTCTCACCGTGAACGCGGTAGTTTTTCGGGTCTAACTTTATATCGGCCATAATCTGAATTTTGAAGCGAGGACAGGACTTGAACCTGCGACCTTTGGGATATGAGCCCAACGAGCTACCAACTGCTCTACCTCGCTATGTGCGGAGTTTTGGCAAGCCTCCGCGACTTGGACGGATTACCGTCATTTGACATTGACACTATGTCGGACTTCATAGGATAATAGAATTAGAAAGCGTTTTTTCTCCGAATCTTGGCGGAAATTATCAACAAAATGCGATTGAAAGTGTCGTATATGAACTTCGGACTTTCCGGCCCCGGCCACTCGGCAAATGTTTTCCCCTCGAAGAACCGCCATGCGAAAATACGCTTTGACAATTCCGATACCTGCAACGTATCGAACACCTGCCGAACCTGCATATAGGCATCTTCCTGATCGAAATCCGAAGATGGAGCCGGGAGTGTTCGGATGCTGTCTTCAAGACGATCCGTGCAATGCTGCCCCCGCTGGTAGCGGAACGGCGACCGCGGCGAGTGTATGCTGATCTTGATGATTCGCATCACGAAAAAATCAAGTTCAGTCCCATCCTTATTCCGAGCGTTCATCAGGCGTTCCAGCTTCGTCATATCTCGCTCAAGGAGGGTGCACAGCACATCGTTCACGACCTCGGCCGGGTCGATCGGAAGCCGCGAGTGGCGGACGTGGAAGGTCGCGTATTCTACCCATTGCAGGTAATGGGTGGTGATATATTTATTCAAAATATTTGACATTTTTCAAAAAAATATTTACCTTTATATCGAGGTGCAATTTGACCTCAAAAGAAGGATGTAAATCCTAATAATAGAAGATATCTTCCAGTTCCATGAATTGGTGGATTTTAATTAAAAAAAATTCCAAGCTTATGCTAGAAGCTTTTTTTTGAATGATGGCTGGTTACCTGTTTGGTAAGGTTATCGATTGATTAATTTATAAGAGATAGAATCTGCCATATACAGGATTCCATGCTACTCCCCTTGTCTCCGGGGGAGTTTTTTATTTTTTTTCTTTCCACATCCCCGTTTGTGCGTTGAAACTCGTCAGTTCTTTTTTCAACATCCGCAACACATGCGTGTCTATTCCATGCAATCGGCCGATAAGGAACCGGGCCATCTTGTTCCTGTATAATTCCGCTCGTTTGACAACCGCTTCCGCCTCGCGGATCGCGGCATCCATTTCCTGATAGGTCATATAATTTTTGTTTTAAGTTGTTCAATCTGTCGATCTCGGCAGCGATCATGGCACCGGCGGTTGCCAGAAGATAAACCCGTTCCCATGTTGTGGCAGGGCAAAATTCAGAACGCCCTAATACCTGATTTATATTCTCGGCCGCTTGGACAATTCCCGCATTAGATACATGGGGAATCATTTCAGCGATGATTTCGATTCCCGTTTTCAAATCTTCTTCCGCTTGTTAAATTTAACCATCAATTTGTTGGCGTTTCGCAAGTGCTTACGCATGTATTTGGCAAAATCTTCGTCTGCCGATTCAACCCCTCCCTCTGCCATTGCAATTACCTCGGCAAGGGCTTCAAATTCGGCATACGTCATAAACACATATCCGCCTTTAGGTTTAGTGTAATTCATCTTCTCTTCTGTTTTAGCTCCGCAACGCGGCGGAGGATGTAATTCCGTCTTTTCGCTTGAATGTATTTATTGGCTTGTCTATGGCTCCATCCAAGCAATAGTGCGAACTCGCGCAGAAGCATAGATGAATAGTGTAGACGAGCCTCCTCTCTCAACCGACGCAGTAGTTTGGTTTTCATATGTCAATTACTATTTGTTCTTTGGAGTTGTTGATTGATATTTGATTTTCTTCGGGAATATCACCACCAAACCCATATTCGCCCATCCATTCGATTCGAAGGTCGTAATCTTCGGCTCCATTTTCTACCGCCCAGTCGTAAAGTTCCTTCGGTGTCATAATTTATTCGTACTCGAATTCTTCAATCTTCACACTCCCCGCATTGGGGTTATTCCGCAGCCGTTCGACAAGGCATCCTTTCGCATACATTACCGCATTAAATTTGTTGAACTCCAATCCTATGGAATTATCCTCGTCGAACTCCTCTTTAGTGACGTCGACGGTTATCTGCGCCACTATTTTGATTCTGTAGCCTTTCATATCGCTGCCTTTATTGGTGAATCATCCTCCAGCCAAGAATATTTTGGCTGTTGATAGTGACGCCCGTCCCGCTGATAGCGTAAATATATCCCCCGGCATCGCCAGCTGACCGCCACGCAATCGTAATATGTTCACATTCATCAGAAGCCTTATATTTTACCATGACATTCTCGTAAATCGGAGGTAACTCTTTTTTCGGGTCGTTCCAGCGCGTCAGTTCTGTGTGTTCGGATTTTCCGAACTGGATAAGCCATTCAAGGGCATCATAGGTCGGAATACAGGCACCTAAACATTTCTGATCGCAATTCTTGCGGTCTCCGCAAGTCACACAGATGTTTTTTTCGCAAAAGGCTTTTGCTCTTTCCTCAATAGTTTTCATTTCTCGTTCAGTTTTTTGATGAATAACTGTCGGCAATAGTCGATTCCAGCGTCCTCACAAACGCGATCTATGCTAACTCTGCACTCCTCCGCGAGTTGTTTGGTAGGCATATACAATATACATTCAAACGCCTTAATCGCTTTCTGTCGCATCCGCTCCTCGGCCTCTTGCTCGGCGGTTTCAACGGCTGTTTCTGCGGTATACTTTGCTACGTACCCCTCCATCGGGTAAGCGCATTCGTTATCATCGATGTATTTTTATATTTTTTCGCTTTTCATAACTTGATGGTTTATTAAAATACTACTATCATTGACGGGAACGGTGCGCTGTTCGCTTGGTTTCCGAACTTCAACCGCCCTTTCAGAAATCGAATTTCGCGGGCCTTACGGTAGATATATTTGTGAAAATAACAGGTGTCGGTGCGTGCTGGAATCAGCATTACAACCGTTGTTTTGGGTTTCTGCGCTTCTTCGTAACATTTGCGTACCCAGTCGTAAATCTCCCTGCCGTATGGCGGATTGCAAAAGACAATTTCCCCCCCCCAGTTTTGCCGAAGTCCGTCCTGCTCTTTGGTGTAGAACTTTGCACATTTAGCGTTTTCTGGTGTGGCGCACGGGTCGAGGGTAAAACCGAAATCGGCATTGAGTTTCTCGTAGAAATCCTGCGGCGTAGCCCATAAATCCGTTTTGGACGAAAACATCGCATCGATATTCATAATTTTTGCTCTCTTATTACGTTTTTATTTGTGACTATGAAAACCAACTCTTTGCGAATTGGCAATTACGTTCTTCACGCCGGGAAAGTGATTACTGTCAACAGCGTATTCCCCAAGGGGATCAACGCCCATACCGACCAAATCAGCGGAAAGGTATCGTACATCCACGCAGACCAGATCGAACCGGTACCTCTTTCCACGGACATGCTCCAGCGGCTTGGTCTGCGTCGTAATGCGATTCGATGGGTCAAATACGGCGTAGATAACCTTTACGTCGACCGCGCTGTAGATAAGTTCTACATATCCATCGGTAGGCTTGGCGACCGTGTATGCCAGGTGCGGTTTGTTCATCAGTTGCAGAATTTATTTGCCGACGGCTGGGGCGTAGAGATTAAAATGAGGCGGTAATCATCTATTCGCATAATCCGTAATAGCTCATGCAGCTGGTCGCCGTGTCGTCGTCGAACAAACTGCCCGTGGCGTGCTGCCATTCGACATAGCGCACAACATCGTATATGTTGGCGTATTGGTTGCCGCTGGTGATTGCGTGGGCTGGTATTTTGTTCGGAGCGAAAAACGTAGAATGCAACTCCGTTTCAAGTGCGGCGATCTGCTCGATTCGCTCCGGGTTCTGGCGCGATATGTTCAAGATGTCCCGCTGATTCGCCATCACGCACGGCCAGCAGCCGACACGCTTGTAGCCCATCCGGTATAGCGGGTTCGGCTCCAATCCTGCGTCGAGGATGTAATCGATCACCTGCTGCGCCGACCAGTCGAACACGGGCCGAAGCAGATCGTCGGCGAACTTCTCCCGAAATGCCCGTACCTCCTTGCCCCGATAAGTGTGTTTTTTCGGTTTGCCCGCTTTGTCGTAACCGTAAGGCTCGAAATAGTACTTGAAGTACGTACATTGCGCCTGCATCTTGGCCCGGCTGGCCGATTCTGCTGCCCGGATGCCCTGTATCATCAGCATATTGTCGTGAACCTCGTCCAGCACGTAGTCGATCGTGGGTTTGGTTTTGAGTTCTACCGTGCAGAACCGCGCCCGCGTCGAGGGCCAACGCTTTTCCTGCCGGGTAAGATCGACCATCCCGTCGTACTTCTTCGACTTGAGCGTTACCAAATCCAAGTGGAGTTTATCCGCGATCCGGTTGATGTACTCGTAGGTCAGCGGATGCTCCCAGCCCGTATCGCAAAATACGGTCGTGAAGTTCTTGGTGATATGCTCACGTGTCCACAACAACGCCGCAAGGCTGTCTTTCCCACCCGAAAAGGTTACTATGACTTTCATTGTTTCAAATAGTTGTTTATTTCAGACATAAACTGCTCGACATTCCGACAAACGACATATTTATACCCCTGCGCTTCGACCAATATCTGCCACGCTTTTTGATTGTCGGACTGCTGGGACCCGCGCGATTCTGTTTTCATTTCGATACATAGGCCGTTATACCCGTTGCGGGCAACCAGTAAAATCAAATCCGACACGCCGGGGGTCACCCCCTCGCCCTGCATGATCGCCGCCTCGATTTTTGAACGGCTACCGCCATTCGGTACGGCAAAGAGCAGTTTTGCCAAACTCCGATGCTGCATTCGGAACCATGTAACACAGGCTGTTTGTAGCCTCGATTCGTTATGCCTGCTCATTGGTTCTTGAATTGTAGTATTTCTGATTTATCGTATCGCCGGTGCTGATTTCCCCAGCGGCGGCCAACTCTGCACCAATTCGCTCGACCTCTGTACGGGAAAGGGATAGGGCATGTACCAATTCCATAGAGAGCGCCGCAGACGGCACGATCCGGCGAGCCTTTTTATCTTTAATGATATTTTGCATTGCCACGAGAAAACGGACATGTAGGGGCTTTAAAATCATTTGTTCCTGCGGTTACTTTCACCAGTCATTAAAATCGTCGTCATATCCTTGAGCCGATCGAATACCCGCTCGCCATACTTCGCAAGGAAATCCGGCTCTCCGAAGTTGCTGACGATGATTGTGGGTTTATTTTCGTTGCTTCGGTGCAGAATAATGTCGGTGAGTGGACGAATTTCCGAACCATAGTATTTTACCTCCGTCGGCTCTACACCGACATCGTCAATCGCCAAGACGGGAATAGATGACGCGTTTTTCAGTGTAAAATTTGTATCCCCACGCAGGAATGAATCGGCAATCATCAGTGCCGGATGGATAGGCAGACCGACACGCCCGAACGGTTGCGTTTGGTTGTAGCGCCAAATAAACTCCCGGATAGCATACAGCAGCGTTGTTTTCCCGGTACCCGGTGTGCCGAGTATCTTGAGACTTACCCGTTCGGGATTTACAAGCCAATGCGCCGTCTTTTCAATTGCTTTGACTACCATCGGAGAAATATCCGCAACTTTGCCCGTCTGCGCACACTGGAGCGAAAACAGGTACGTTATAGCCTCCGCAACTTGCGGTTCCCGCATGTCGATTTCAAAAGGCTTCGCTATACTCGCCCGTGAAGCACTTTCTTTGATCCCCGCCAGCAGTCGTTCGGCCGTTGTCATATTGTTTTGTTTTGTCATCGTAATTCCGTTCTAAAGTTTTGATGAAATTCGTAGGTTTAAATAGCCAGTCGAAAGTGGCCGTCCATTGATGTGTGTTCTGCCCGGCAAGAAATCTCGAACGTCCTGCAATTTCGAGCATTTCCATAACCGCTGCTTCGCCGTGTTCCTGTATCCGCGCCATAATAGCCTGTTGACGCTTCGGCGTCATGGTTCTTATGGGTGGAAGTCCTTTGCAATGCCGATGATATGTTTCGCGTACTCGTTTGCATATTTCCGCCCTTTTTTTTAGGGGATCTTCTGAAACAATACCGAGCGGTAATTCACCGTCACCCGCAGGGGGACAATCAGGAGGAATATGTTTCTGTTTCTGTTTTAAGCCGTCTTTATCGTTAGATAAAGACCTATATATAGGTGTGTCATCCTCTTTACTCTGGTTTATACTTGGGTTTATACCCCGACTTATACTTGGGTTTATACTTGGATTTTCAAAGTATAAAATGGAGTAAACAGGTGATTTTGCCTTACGACAACCACTTACGAATTTGATAAAACCCTTTTGCTGTAATCTATTGCGCACATCTATCAAAGTGGATTCGCTCACTCCGATAGTCGCGCAGATTAACCCGTTGGGACACTCAAAGGGATTGAGCCAGCCGCGGAGGTTGCACTCTTGCAGTAGGCAGAAGTACAGGTCTGCCTCCGCGCTGGTCAATCGCACTCTACGTCGTGTTTGCCAAAATTGGTTTATCAACTCGATGTAGTTCATTTCCTATTTTCCCTTTTCAGCTTTGGCCAATTCTATTTCTGCAATACGGGCGTCGATCTTTTCCTTGCGGCGCAGGTAAACCTCTCTGTACTTTAATTCCACCTCTGGAATAATAGACTTATCCCGGCTGTTCACCCAGTCGAAGAAGAGGTCTGTTTTGAAGTCCCGCCGGAAATGGTCGCCAACTTGGTTGAGAATATTGCATCGGTGAATGTAGGCGATCTGCTCCGGCGTGACATTCATTACTGTGTTCCACGCTTCCTCGTCGGACATCGAGTAATGCTGAACCGTCCCTAATTTCTCCTGTTGTTCTTTATTGAGGTTTCGAACCAAGATAAACAATGTCAGTTGCGACTCATAGGCTGTAAGCTCTCCGGCAGACAGCGTTTCGATATCCATTTTTTTGATGGTGTCGCGTACTTCCGATACGGTCTTTTCCTCTTCAAGCTCCTTGTTTCGCTTGTCCTTGTTCTGAAGATCTTTTATTGTGCTGTCTGCTTCGGATTGGATGCAGGCACCATTCATTTCGATATATCCGAAATATGGATCATCGCTATACAACCAGATGGCAAGACGTGCGGTGCCGTTCTCGACTTTACTTCTGAGTTCCTTGGTTACAACCGCCCCTATACGGTTCGGCCATCCCGGCCAAATCTTGACTTCGTGGCCTTGCTTCTCCAATTCGGCCTTTTTGGGGCAATCCTTGTGCATCGTGTAGAAATCTGCTTCGGGGTGCTGCTTTTGAAGTTTCAAGGCAATGCCAAGTTCATATTCGCGCTTTTTCCGTTGCAGGCAGGAATCGTTTTGACATGTTACCTCGCCATCCCCGCCAGCGAAAAGGCTGAAATTCTTGGAGCAGTTCGGACATGTATCGCATTCGCTCTTGTCGAATTTGTATCGATCCAGTATTTTCGTATAGGACTGAACTACTCGCTGGTACAGGGATTTGGCATTCAAATCGTGCCATGAGTTCCAGCATTGCTGGGCAAAATGCTGTTCATACATTTTGCCTTGAATGTCCGCATCGAACTTGGCGATTTCCATTGCTTGAGAGATTGAGATTTCCCCGGCATCGAGCATCTTGCGGAAGTCGTCGCTTATGGCGAGTAGTTTCATGCGCCCCCGAACATAAAACTCACTCTTACCGAAGCGTCCGCACAAGTCGGCGATGCTCTGCCCTTTGTCGAGCAGATATTTGAATGCGTCGGCCTCTTCAAGAGGCGAAACGTCTTTACGTTGCAGGTTCTCCGTGATGGCAACATCTACGGCCTCGTCGTCGGTCAGTTCGCGGATAATCGCGGGAATTTCTTTGAGGCCGGCCATGGCCGCAGCACGCCAGCGGCGCTCACCGCATACAAGCTGGTACTTTTCGCCGTGCTCCTCTGTAGGTATCGGCCGCACAGTGATAGGCTGTAAAACGCCCACGACTTTGATGCTTTCCGAGAGTTCACCCAGCGCCCGCGGATCGAATGTTTTACGCGGGTTCATAGGGTTGATCCCTATCGACGTGATGTCGAGAAATACAAATTTGTTTTCCATAATGTCAATTTATTTTTGGTTAAAAATGTTCATGATGGCATCGACAACATTTTCTTTAACCTGATCCACGGTGCCGGTCACAGTTTGCGCGATGCTTTTTTTCGTTTGGATGATTTTGTAAATGTCCTCGTCGATTGTCTTTTCGCCGAGAAAGTAGTAGCACGACACATTGTTTTTCTGCCCGATACGGTGGGCGCGATCCTCGCATTGCTCACAGTCGGCATATGTCCACGGGAACTCTACGAACGCCACGCGGGACGATGCTGTGAGGGTCAAGCCGACCCCGGCAGCTTTGATATTGCAAATTGCCAGTTTGCAGATGGGGTCGTGTTGGAACAAATCAACGGAGCGCTGTTTATCTTCGGCCGACATCCCGCCGCGGATTACAACTGCATTCGGGTACAGTTTTTTGAAAGCATCGCCCAGTTCGATCAGGTTCATAAATAGGATGAGCTTCTCGCCTGATTCGATCAGGTCGTCGATGAATTCCTTTACCTCTTTGACCTTGCCGCGCGCACATATCTGACGCAGGACGTTGATACGTACAATCACCTCACCCCGTTTAGCCCGACGCTGCTGTTCATCCGAGGCATCCCGGTATTCCCGCAGGTACTTGATAAGGTCGCGTTCGGCATCCGCGTACTCCTTACGGTTTGTTATGTCACAGAGGATTGTCTGACGGGTCTTGGCCGGGAGGTCTTTCAGAACGTCCTCCTTTGCCCGCTGGTAGAAACAATGCAGGTTCAGCAGGTAATTCAACTCCCGGAGATTGCTTGCTTCGTTCGGCCCGGAGCAATAGCGATTCACGAAATACTTATACCCTCCGAACTTCGACAGCATACCCATGATATGCAACTGCGGTATCAGGTCTTTCGGCTTGTTCACCAAAGGAGTACCCGACAACAGGTATGTTACGGGTTTTTCTTTGCTGATACCCATGCAGAACTTGGACTGCTGGGCAGAACCATTTTTGCATCGGTGGCTCTCGTCGATAATCACCGACTTGAAAATGTCGATCGTCGGCCGGAACTTGATATGCGAAAGCATCAGCTTCTGCCCCTCTTTGTTGGTGAACTTCTCCACGAAGTACTTTTTGAGGCTTTCGTAATTCACCACGAAGAACTGCGCCATCCCGGCCTCGTAAAACAGATGCCATGTCCGGCGGTTTTTGTCGTTGATGATTATGGCGTTCATCTTATCGCCGCCCCATTGCTTTACCTCGCGCGCCCAGTTGATTTTCAGCGTCGCCGGCGCGATGATAAGGCACGGGAACGCGCGTTGAGCAATCACAGCCGCGATGCTCTGCGCCGTCTTTCCAAGTCCCGGTTTATCGCCTATTATCGTGTGCGGATGCTCAAGACAGTACGCCACGCCCTGCTTCTGATAATGATACAATTCCATAGCAAGGGGAATTTCAACCTGCAATTCCGGCATCGGAGGAATCTCTCCGACCATTTCAGCCCGCGCCGACTGATCCCCCATCCGAAAGCCATACCGCCGGGCAAAGGCCTCGACCGCCGCCCGCTCCCGCGTCGGCACGACCCAAAATTTATTTACTGGGTCATACCGACGACCGGGCAGGTTCTTCACCGCTTCAACCAAATGCCGGCAGTAGCGGAATGCAATGTGGAAGTCTGTATTTACTTGGGTGATCAACATGGTGTTCTATGCCTACGGTTATGCGGACAGTTTTACCGACTTGCCTTTCTTGCGGCCACGTTTGGGGAAATGTGTGCCCTCGGTTTCTGCGGGTGCTTCGGCCGCGGGCTGCTCCGCGGGTTCTGCCGCCTCTTCCGGCGCATCACCCTCGACGCCGGAGATATCCTCGTCGAAATCAAATTCCGCCTGCTTTACGGCACATTTGCCATCAAACAGATAGGCGTTGATCTCCGCGCGGATATTTTCAAGCACCTCGAAAAGTTCACTCACATACGGGTATTCAGTGTCGATATCCGCCACACTCGGCGCACAGAGATTCAGCACCCGGCCTTTGTCCGTGGTCTTACCGCCGATGATCGTCAGTACTTCGCCCTTCAGTCCATAGGACACCTTGATGCCGCTGATGAATACTTTGTCGAGGCTTTCCCCGAAATCGTAACGGTCAAGGTCGATAATAACCCCTTCGATGCCGCCTACTTCCTTGAGGTCGCACAGCATAGCCATGTGAGGTTTGAGCCGCTCCAGCGCATGGACCAAATCTTCATGGCAGAGCGTACCTTTGTTTACTGCGTACTCGTTTGTTACGGTCGCCGTGCCGTCCGAGATCGTTTCATCGTAAGCCACTTTGAGCGTACGGGCCGAAAGTGTGGCACTTTTAATTTTGATTGTTTTCATCTAAATTCTGTTTTTGTATTGTTCTTCGAATTGGTAGAAAAATTCATCTTCCGGAACCGGTAGCAGGATTCCCATTTCGGCCGAAGCCCAAACCTGCACTTTGTTCATAAACTCGGACATCTGTTTCGTATCGAGGGCAGCGAAAATGTTTTGTGGCCGAATAGTCCGTATTCTTTATAGCCGAGAAACATTTCTTTGAGCAATATTTTGATCCGGGCCTTATCCTCGCCCGTTTCGTCGGCTATGCAGGAACACCACAAGTGAAAAAGGTTGTTTTGGCTCAGCGTCCGTTTCTCCCGGTGGAGTTTCACGACCACATCGTAACGCTTGCCGTCCGGCAGACGGTCGAGGTAGGCCTTAACAGCCTCTTTGTCTTTGGGTGTCGTGATACGGAAATCTTTCATCGCTTAAAATGGGCTTTCTTCGTACGGTGGGAAAGGAGCTGCGACGGGTGCCGGGGCCGGCGGTCGATACCCCTGCGGTGCTTGGCCGTACTGTGGTTGCTGATAGCCCCCAGTGGTGGGTGCCTGCGGACGGGCTGTGCCCTGCTGGTCGCGGGGTTCCTGCTTGAAGCCTTGCAGCACACCGTCCCACCAATTGCCCATCGGCAGGGCATTGATATTGATAAGGAATGAGCCGTCGTCGAAAGTTACGGACGTGCCGACCGGCACCCACTGGGTCTTAACCTCTCCTTGTGAGGTGGTGTATTCCTTCGCCGCGCATACGTTGTGGCGGCCTATAATCTGTTTTGCCATGATTACTCTTGATTAAAGATTTTCGTGTCTGTGATTTTATGGCGGTTGGCCTCGATAAACTCGATGAACTGCTCGCAGTGCGCCGTCAGCAACATTCGCGTTTCTTCCGGCAGATAGGGGTAAAACTCCGTGAAACTTGCAGTCTTCACTGTGCCGCTTTGCAGTCGCTTGATCTCGCAGATGTTGTACTCGAAGTATTTTACAAGGGTTCCCATCTGCTCCATGCAGAATGGATATGCGTGGTGCTGCCAATGTTTACGGAAGTTCCCCGCTTGATAACCGCCCGTAGTCTTGATATCGTGGATGCCGAACGGCATCAACTCATCGATGTACCCATAAAGCCGGACATCGCCGTACTTGGTCGGCAGAACACCCTCGCAGAATACCTGCGGCAATGCCCCTTTATAGTACTTGGCGAACTCCCAGCAAATCGACATCGGAAATTCATAGGTCTGTCCCCGAAAGTCGGCCGAGAAGATTTGACGCTCTTTGTCAGAACGAAGTACCATATCCTCGCGGCATGTAGCCTTATTCAGTACAAGGCAATCGACAATCTCATTGAAGCATGTTCCCTGATCGGCCGCGGCACTTTGGAATGGCACGCGGTTGATGCGGTCGAGGACGTCCTGCTTGCTTTTCTCACAGAACTCGTCCGGAGTGAGGGTTTCGGGTTTTGTGGAGCTGCCCCAATATTTCTCCCAAATCTCGTCACTGCTCAAATAGCTTTGAAAGCTGTCGAGCAAAGTGGCGTAGAATTGATACCGGATGTTAGGCACCTTGCTCATAGCGACGGGTCGTTTTGTTGAAGGTCAATTTGAGGGCACGGCATTTCTCGCTAAGAAGTTGGCCGGCGGCAACTTTCGACGCGCCGACGTGGTCGAACGTGTCGATGCGATCGACAAAATCGTTTGCCGAAATGTCGTCCGTGATGGCCGCGATGTTCTCCTTGAGCTGCGACATAATCGCCGCGTACTTGTGTCCCTGCTCCTGCAGGCGCGAAAGGTGGTTGTTGTAGGCCTTGATTACTGCGTCGGAAAGGAAGCGGTTCGGCAGGCCGTTGCCCGTGGCCGGATCGACGACACATGGAATGTCGAGCATAGCCGGCAGGTTGCAGGTATTCTTACCGTCGTTGCGGCTCGTGCCATTGAACGTAATCGTACGCTTGTTGCCGTTGGCCTCAATGTAGCCCAAAAGGTCGAGTTCGGTCACAACAGCGTCGTAGTTCGAACCGCTGAACAGGGGAACGTAGCGCGTTTCGTCACCCTCGGTACGGGTTTGGCGGTGTGCTACAAAGATCAGATGCTTGTCTTTTGACATCACCAATTTACAGAACTGCGAAAACTCGGCTTTGATTTCACCGTAGCCCTGCAACGTGGGGGCTCCGTTTGCCCGGCCCAGTTTCGGGTTGCGAGCAATGACATACGCTGCGATGAAGTCGAGAAGTTTTCCAGCCGTGTCGATCACGAGGGACTTGTACGGGCTTAAATCCTCGTTCAGAACCGCCAGTACGTCGTTGTAGGACGAAACCTGCACGGTGTCGCTGATATGCGCCGGATTCACACGCTGTACACCGTTGTCGCAGTCGATAAGCAGCGGATCGGGGGCAGAAAGTGCCATAGTGGTTTTACCCATACCGGGCTGGCCGTAAATCAGCATCTTGATTTTACCCTGAATCTGAATCTCATTGGGTTTTCGGATCAATGTCATAGTGTTTGATTTTAAATGGTTGAACAATGTTGTGGGGAGGGCGGGAATCGAACCCGCAACCGTTGCAATCGGTTTCATATGATGAGTAAGCGCGGACTCTTGTGGGCTTTATTGCCGGGTTTATCCCACTCGTGCCGGACACGTGCCGCTTTATATTTGCGAATAAATGAGCTTGGGTCCCATCCCTGACGCTCTCGGTTATCCATCATCATATGGCGTCTGCCATTCCGCCACCTCCCCGATTGCCCCGTATCGTGGGGCTGACGGCTTGGGCGACCCTCACGGGCGGCTTACACTTTGAGTACCCGTTCGTACCCCCGATGTTGTAAAAGGTTTGTTGTATGGTATTCCATGATCGCGGAGCTTTTCGGCATCGAAATCATTTTGCAGTTCCTCTTCATCATCCGAGAACCACATATGAAACTCCGCCCAAATTGGAGCAATCTCTTTGAGGCGAGTAGCGTCACCGTCCGGCCGGCGGTCAATCTCGTAGTAAGCATAGAACTTGCATGAATACTCCCAAGCATAGGTGCCGTTGTCCCGCTCTATTTTCATTTCATAGTATGGACGGCCTTCAACTTTATCAATCAATTCCTCGGCAATCGTTTCGTATACTTTCTGCGGGATATGAATGATGGGCATACCAGATACTGTGTGTTGCCGTTCGCTGGTGACGTGTTGCTCCATTCCTGTCGTATTTTCGTGGGTATTCATGACTTGGGGTATTTTGTGACAATGTTTTTTATGCCGGTTGCGTGTAAGCCCGTCGGGCTTGATTAAGATTGTAGAGGGTTACATACCCTCCGGTATAAGTCTTGCGCGGTTTAGTTTTGAAAATCCCCGCATCTGCGTAACGCCGTGCCGTCCATCTGCTAATTCCAAGTTCTTTACATAGGCGGGTCTGTGTTACCCATTCAATCTTATCCATGATTTAATTTTTCGATTTGGACGATGTTGTTGAACTGAAGTTCAAACCCGCGCGGATTTAAGCCCTCCCACATGCGTTGCAACGCTACTTTATCCATATCATCTACCGCTTGACGAAGAATTGCTTTGCGTTTGCGCGTGTCCAGTTTGTTGAAGTCAATGATTTCGAAGTTGTCCATAGTGTCGTGTCGTTTTAGTTTATAGTTTCGGGAAACATTTCAGAGGTCGGGACATCAAACAGTTCGGCGAGTATCTCTCGGCTCTTGGGTTTGGGTTTTCGGCATCCGGACTTCCATGATTGAATTGTCCAAAGGCTGACGTTGCATCGATTTATAATTTCAGCCGTGATGCGGTTTTTCTCTGTCGGCGGCAATGCTTCGTAAAGCGCCGCAAAGGTTTGGGTATTCCGTTCCATAGAACTATTTCTGTTTTGAGTTCTTCCGTCTTTGAGAAAGTTGAAACTGCATTTGTTCTGATTGTCCACGTAGTACTCTGCATTTGATAATGAGTTCCGCATCGTACGGTGTTGTGAAGTTTTGGGCCGATATCCGACGCTCGTAGTTTTCGAGCGACTCAATAGCTGTATCTATACTTTTCAGCAGGAGCAATGCTATTTCGTTATTCAATTCCTGCGTGGCTGTGACTTTAGAGGATTTCATAGTTGGCGTTGATGTTATTTTAGTTATATTTGTATTGTACTTTTGTTTGACATTGCAAATGTGAAAATAAATTCTCATTTGTGCAAATAATTTCACAATTATTTTTACATCGAATTTGCATATGACTGGAAATCAACTAAAAGAAGAAATACGAAAAATAGGCATAACCCAAGAGGAGGCGGCAATTAGATTGAAAATAACTCGCAGAACCTTGCAAAATTGGTTCGCTCTGCCGGAATTAGATGCTAATATTTCACAAAATGTGAAAAATATTTTGGGAATAGAGGTAGGAATCAATGCCCTACAGACAGCATACGGTGATATTAAGATGATCCCATTGCTCCCTTTGGCTGCGCAGGGTGGGTCGCTGAATGAATTTATCGTATCGGTAAAGGCAGATGATTGCGAGAAGATCGTGTCGCCCATAAAAGGCGTCGATTTCGCTATGACGGTGAGCGGTGATAGTATGGAGCCGGAATATCCGAGCGGTGCGAAAATACTGCTCAAGAAGATAAATGAGAAGGCATTTATCGAGTGGGGGAGGGTTTATGTCCTCGATACCTGCAATGGCTCTGTCATAAAAAAAATAATGCCCGGCCCAACGGCCGAGGTAGTTACTTGTATATCTATCAATCAGCATTATCCCCCGTTTGAAGTCGCATTTGGTGACATGTATGGGATGTATAGGGTACTCATGCTGATGAGCGAAAAATAAAAACTAATTACGCATACCATGTCACTCGTAAAATGCCCCGAATGTGGAAAAGAAATCAGCAATCAGGCTGCTTCATGTCCGAACTGTGGAATGCCTATGCAACAAGCAACCGTTAAACCGGTACCCATTTCACATCAAAGTGAGGATTTGTTACATTGTCCCAAATGCAAATCCATAAATTTACATGTTGATAAGAAAGGATTCAGCGGAGGAAAAGCTATCGCGGGTGCAGTTGTAGCGGGAGGAATCGGAATCCTTGCTGGTACGATAGGAAGCAGAGATATTAACATAACATGTCTAAAATGCGGACATAATTTTAATCCGCTTAAAGACTTAAAAGAAAAACAGAAACGGGAGCGGAGGTTGAAAGAGCAGAAACAGAATGAGGAAATGTGGAGAGAGAATCCGCTTGGTATGATAATCATGTTGATTTGTATAAGCTTATCAATGATTTTATTATTTGCATCAGAAGCTTCAATATGGTGGTCTGTACTTCTAATTATTCTTGCCGTCGTTATTCCTTTATTTACAAGAAATATAAAATAGCTAATACGACTCCATCCTAATTTTTTTTACTGCGTGCAAATTTGCGTGAAAGTAGTTTGACGGTATCTGTACACCTCAATATCTCAACCGATTACATCGGCCCGCATATTCTTCGGGAGTTGGAGGTCGCTGGTTCGAATCCAGTCTCCCCGACAAATTGTAAAAGGTTTAGAATGAGGAATCTCATTTTAAACCTTTTCTGCCTATATCCCGCTCTTTATCGGCCGGGGGCCCGTTTTCGCTCTCTATTCGGCCGGAATATACGCATCGGCTCCGGCCACAGGCGGAGTTGCTTCGCTTGTCGAACCGGCTGCTTCCGCAGCTTTTTCCGAAGGCTCCGTCCCGTGCGACCGCAATGGGATTTGTGTCCGTCGCCGTATCCGTTGCCTTGCCGGTTCCCGCCGCTTCTCTGCCGGGGCGGATGCGGCCATGTGTCGAATCCGCCTGAACATTCCCGGCGATATCCTGCAT